CAGCATCGTTCATGACTTTAATGGGTAATCGAGTGGAATCTGGTTTGTTCATTCCAAAGTCACTAAGGAGACCACCGACAACGGAGGCAGCTTCGGCAACCCCACCAATAATCGGAATGCTTTTGAAAGAGGACGCGAATGCGGAAATCCTCTCTCCTATCCCAGTGGTGGTGCCGGCAGTGGACTTTGCATCCTGTTCAGACTCCGGTTTGGGGGAGGCGGTGGATGCTTTTGGTTTCTTATCTTTCTTGGCCCTCTGAAGGTGGTGTTTCGGGAGGACAGTCTTCTCGAAAGTAAGAAGGGTGGGTTTAACAAACTCCATGGTGCTAGGTCCTGCAATGTGAAAGTTGGTGAAGCGGGCCCAGACGGTGATGTCAAGGGCGTCGTCGGAAGTGGCAGATGATGTTTGTAGGGGGGTCAGAACAACGAAACCGACCCTGGCAATAGAACATGGATCAGTCGTGGTGGACTTCAAGTCAATGAAATCCAACTGGTGTTGGTAAGGTATAGTGAACGTGAGTTCAGTGCCAGAGTTGGCGAGCATCAGTTTAGGTTCCAACTGAGAGGCGGTCCAAATGTCAGTAACAAGTTCGGCAACTTCGGCCGAAGTAGTGTCGGGAATGGTGTAAACTAGGAGCTGACCATAGTGGAACTTTGTGCTATTCATTCGAATTTGGAGCTCAAGGTCGGCACGGAAATAGCGAAAGCGGCCGACACGGCACCAGAGCGAATCAATTGCCAATAGATCATTGGGTAGATCGACGGAGCCGATAATAGTGCCCTCAATGTCTGTCGTCGCCCATTGGAAGTTATTAATTTTCATTAAACGGGAGCAAACGGCGTTCATGCCCTGATCGGGGTAGGGGTCTGGAGGGGGCATATTGGTTGAAGGGACGACCGAGATTTCAGGAGCAGTCTGGTCTTGGAAAGTGGTCAATTGGTTGGTCATCCTAGGAGCGTCATTGTTAAGCGAGGCTTCCGGTTCAGTAGGATTAGCTGAACCTGTTGTAGTAGGGGTGTTTGAGTCGGCAATTCATGGGTCTTGGCAGAGGCTGGGAATCAACAGCCGGTGTTGCATGTGTTTGTGCAGCTGGTTTTCCAAACGTGCACTTCCCTATTTGTCCGCGTTGCTAACACATTAGCGGTGGCGCGTGAGGGGGGTAGTTTAAAGTCGTGCCCGGGACATGTTGACCACATGTCTAGATTTTCGTCCCGACAGAGAGGACGGTGATACGAGCGGTGCGCGCTTCTGAGTAAGTGGCAGAAGGCCAAGTTACATGGTGTTCAGAGCAGAGAGCGGCGAGTCGTTTGGAGGCGTCAGTAAATGCTTCGGGGCCGAAATGGGAAAATTCGTACAAATAAGAGCGTACTTTTTGGCACATAACGGCAGACGCGGGTTCGTCCGACTGTTTAATCCACTGAATGGAGTCGTCCAAAACTTGGCGAGGCAGGGGGGCTTCTACCGAATCGTGGGTGACACGGAAGCGTCGCTTCAGGAATGTGACTTCTTCGATCGGAATTAAAGCGGACATTTCTGACGATTTGTCCGGCATGGTGTAAGTCATCCCCAGTTGATCGAGGCAGAAGGCAGCGTGGGTAATGTTATTAAATTCGGTTTGGATGACAGGTTTCGGGGCATCAACTCCATCGTCGCCGTAGCCTAAGCTATAGACCAAGTCAAAGAATTTCGAGTACGGGATAGAGGTGTTGAAGTGGAAGCTAAGAATAACAATGATCTGTCTGTCGGTGGTGTTCTTTTCGGTGGTGTGCGGGTGACCCGAAGCGGTCACGTTGAAAAGCTTATAGAGGTGGGTGAACACTGAATGGAACGAAACGTTGAAAGAGCAGGCCCATAAGTTACCTCGAATGATATTTGCTTTAGGGGTGTACATAACGTCTCTCCACGGAGCCCGAATCTGCTTAGTGTCCTCAATCCCAAGAATCAGGATGAGGCGAGCTTTCTCCTGGGGGGTGAAGGATTCGATGTAGGGGTCGCTGCGAGAATCAATGATAGGGGGCATTTCGGAACGAGAAAGCTCCCTCTCAAACCAGAGTTTCCTGACAAGCCAAGAGATATGAGAGATGATTGCTGGTTTTGAGTAGTCGAACTTCTCGTAA